TTAGGACATTATAGTCTAAAGTGCCATAAATCGTATCATTTAGGATAAATGCGTCTATGACTGGCTCTAATGTCGTGAACGTGGTTTTCCAACTATTCGGTGTGATATTCATTCTCACGCCAAAAATCTGTAGTGTTTTTTCTAGCAAAGACCCACCTGGCTGGGTAGTGATTACTTTTATCGGATCAAAGAAATCTAGGTCTAGGGCTGCAATAATGCCTGTATTGTAATTGTTTGTGTATAAATCTAGGACTATTGAGTCCACTCGTATGCTTGTCTCAGCTCTACTGGCAACATAAGCCTGGGCATAATCTAAGGCTACGGCATCGGTCTGCATAAGTAAGTTGTCTAGAAAGTAGCTGTGTAAAAAATACTTGTCTATGCTGTCTTGGTTTGACGCTACCTGCGCTGTGCCACCTACTCTAGTAATTGTGGCTTTGTTAAATATAAGCACATCGTTAAGAATCCAACTAGCATCAAAGTAATCTATACCTGTGCCGTTATCTGCAAATATTGTAGGTGTGCCGCCAATAGATCCTGCGGTTACATCTCTATCTTGGAATATAAAATTATTATCTGCATCTACATAGATTGCGCCATACTCGCTTTCACTAGCAGTAAACAAGGCTTGCAGTGCTGTGCGGTTAGTGCCCGGATCATTCTGTAGCGTGGTTAGCCCTGCATCTATATCTCGCTGTGATGCTGGCCAATTTATTTGATCAAGTATTTGATTTATACGTGTGCCAGATAAGTCGCCTGCGGTTGCACCTGTAACTGTGCTTATCTGTGCTACCTGCGCTAATCTAAATGCATCTACAGCTTGTATAGTTGTAATGGCTACATCTTCGCCAGACTCACCTGGGTAAGTTGTTGTAAAGCTGGTAATAAAACCTGAAAATATAGGATAAGTAACACTTCCGTAAGTTGCAGTAATCTGCACTTTTTTCATAGGTGTTAATAAATTATAATACGGGCCAGTAACATTTTGCGGATTAAAGTCGCCATTTTGATCTACGATGCGTAAAGTAAGTGAGCCTGTTTGAAATTGATCTGATAGAGCTGTACGGCCTCGGTTAGTCTCTATGCGGTTAACTTGATTTGACACATCTACAATTACAGATGCGCTGTCGCCTAGTATGTTAGTGTCTAATATTCCTGTATCTAATATCATCGCTTGAGCAAAACTGGGGCCAGTGCTAAAGTTAATTACAGCATTTATTACTGGTATTGGCATTAAGGTAATCCGCCATTTGGTGCAATGCTATATCCACTGCGATTAGCGAGTTGAATACTTTCAGCCATCATTTGAGCAAACCTATCACCTGATGGTGAACTAACTAATAAGTTTACATCTAAGGATCTATTGCCTGACTCCCTAGCTCTTTCGGTTGCTATTTGTGATACGTTCATACCAGCATAAGAAGATGAGCCTACTAATTGAGTTGCTAGATCTTGGAAATAACTAGCAGGTTGTGAAGGTAAACCCGGTGCGCTGACTTTAGGTGCTGCAGAAGGTATGCCAAACTGTGTGTTAATTAACTCTATTTGTGCATTAATTCTATTTATTAAAGATCTAACTTGCACTAAAGCAAACTCTGTAAGACTTTTGCCAGCTGCTGCGGCTTCTGCTGATAACTTCTTCAGTGCATCTACTGCTTCCATCTCAGCCAAATACTTTTTAGCCATAGCCTCGTTATTGTCTAGGATTGCTAGCTGTGCTTTTAGGCGTAACTTAGTCTCTTCATCGGTTGCGCTATTTAAGGCTGCGTTTAAGCCTATGCGTTCTAGGTCGAACTTCTTCTTTAATTCTTCTACGTTTTTATTCTCGATAGCGTTTTTAGCTGTTAATAAATCGTATTCTTTTTTCTTAGCTCCTGCTAACTTAGCGTCTATGCGAGCATTTAATATTCTGATTCTGGCTAATGCTGAGTTTTCTTTTTCGCTTATAGGTCGTTTACTAGTCGCTAAGCCACCTATAGCATCTACACCTATAACACCAAAAGCACCTAATACAGCAGCTGGTTTTTTACTTAAAATTGCTAACGCTAATAAACCTGCTTTGAATGAAGGATTTTGTACAAGGTCAGTAAACTTTTTTATTAACTTTGCCATTTCAACAGTAGCAAAGGCTATGTTATCGCCTAGATTCTCAAAATCTGTAGAAAGGCCAGATATTGATTGATCCTTACTTAGTATAACTAGTGCATCTACTAAGCCTGTGCCAATAGATTTAGTCGCTTCATCTGCGCCTTTTTTCAGCACATCCATCTTGCCAGCGTATGTATCTAATCTAGCTGCTGCCTGACCACTAAACTTTTTCTCTAGTTCAGACATGATTTTATTCATGTCCCCAGTCGCTAATATGTTTTTATCTATGCCAGTGTTAAGTCCGTTAATTGCTTTAGTTTGCCCTCTTACACCTGCTGCTATTGCACCTACTACTGTTGCTAAGTTTTCACCTGTACCTGCACTTATATCTAATGCAGCCTCTAGTGAACGCTGTGCAAGATCTACAGAGCCAGTAACGTTTAATAATGTCTTAAATGGTCCGCGTAAGTCTGTAAGTATTGCATAAGTTTTTTCTAGACCTTTTATATAGGCTTCTACTTCAGTTACTCTGAATGCGTTGCCTGTGTTTTCTAATTGCAAGGCTAACGATTTGGCTGCTGCTTCATCTTCTGCAAAGGCTTTAACTGCCTTCTTACTAAATGCTACTAGTGCTGTTGCGCTAAATGCAACGCCAAATACTCTGGCAAATTGTTTAATTTGTTTAGAAAATACATCTACATCCTGCTTGGCTTTCTTTAACGCTTTACCATTCCAGGTTGCTAAGGCCGAGACGACTACATTGGCCACTATGCCACCTTCTTTAATTCTGTAGAATCATTAAAGTAATCGACTGTTTTATTTATAGCCTTTGATATTGCATCATAAATTTTCGGACTTTCCGTAGACCATGCTTTATAAATTAAGCGACCTTTAGTTTTCTTAGTGCCACCGCGTAGACCTGGAATTTTAGGCTGTGATGTTAGCTCTGGTAGATCTGTAACAAATTGATTACCTGCAAATGGGTTATTAGAATTGTATGCCCTTGTGCTACGGCTTTTACTCCTACTGCTACCAGATTGCTTAAATGCAACTACTCCGCCACCTTGATGTATAGATGTAAATGGTGCGCGACCTTGTGGGTTTAATCTGCCTGCTGTTTCGTATATGCGACCAGCTGCGCTTATATTGTAGACATAGTTTTCTACTTGGAATCCGTTTTTTTGTAGCCTGTTTTTGCCTTCTTTATAACCTATGCCACCTCTGACGTTAGCAGCTTCGTACTTAGGAAATGGTCTGTAATTTATAGGTGATGTTATTGGCTTAGACCAGCCGGACAATACCTCAGTATTACTAGCTACATAACTTTTAGATAGAGCTTCTACGCCACGCATTAAAGGTGTTATGGCCATGCGAATACGTGTGTACATATCCTCATCTATAAAACTAAGACCTCTTTGGACATCATCTACGCCTATTACGTTGGCTGGCATTTTTGATCTCCTTTGCTCTATCGCTAAAAACTTGCACTATTGCTTTTAGCATCTCTGAGTCCATGTTAATAAACTCACTAGGCGCAATCCCAGTCTCTACACTTAAAGCAGCCACTGTGTAGAGAATGGAGTCACGCGGTACTATTTTTTTTCTTCGTCTAATACCTCGACAGTTTCTAGGCTGTCAATAAATTCTGCACCAAATATGGGTACAGTTACGTTAGCCCTACGTAAACATTCCCATGCTAACCAATATATTGTTGATTGCATTTCGCTATCACGCAGGGCTTTACTGATACCCATTTTTTCTCGTAATTCAAATGCGTACTCAACTCCCGGCGTAATCTTGTGTTCAGATACTTCGCCGTTAGCCCTTGTAATCTTTAGCATTGCCATTACTACTCCTTAAGGTGTGGTATCTACTACGATAACACTTTGGCAGGTAAATGTAATTGACTGTGTGCTTATGTCGCCTACTGCGCCGTTTACATCCTGTGTGTTATTTACAAGTACTGTGGTTTGATACTCTGGGTTAGTTGCGCTAATTACTGCAGAAGTTTGCTTTAGTGTTAGGTTTACAGTAGTACCCCATGCAGCCTGCAGCGTTGCGTTAACGTTGCTTGCAGCTGTGTCATTTAAGAAGTCAATAGTAATAGTGCTAGCCTCTAGGCCCTTTGCAAACTTATGTGCAGTATCGCCCATAGCTGTTACTTCTAATTCATCAAATGAACGGTTAATTGTTACGGCTGTTACGTGATTGCTTAGATCCACGCTGTTCAGAGTAACAACAACGCCATTGCTTAAATAGATTGCCATTATTCGTTGTCCTCATCTTTTCTAGCCGCTGGTTTTTTAACCGCTGCTGGCTTGTCGGTAATCT